GCAACAGATACTTGGGTAGCAGTAGGAGACCTTTCAGCATGAGCATGACATCTGGTGACGTAGAGAGTGGCGGCAAACAGCCGACTGCACCTGTAATTGGTACGCCAACTCGGGTATCGAGCACTGTCGCTTCAGTAGCTTTTACTCCGTCAACATATACCGGTAAAGGCACAATCTCTTACACAGTAACTGCAAGCTCTGGTCAAACTGGAACTGGATCTTCAAGTCCTATTCAAGTCACTGGGTTAACCGCTGGCTCAACAGTTACTTTCACTGTCACAGCTGTTTCAGTTACTGGCGTTCAGTCTAGCGCATCTGGCACAAGCGCATCGCTTGTCATGGGTATTGCTCCGTCTGCTCCAACAATCGGAACAGCAGTCATCGTGCAAAACGTTGATAGAAATATCGACGTCCCATACACTGCAGGATCTACAGGAACATCCGGCTCTGTAACGTACACAGCCACTTCTTCTCCTGGTGGAATTACAGCAACTGGTGCGTCGCCAATTCGTGTCTCTGGTCTTACAGCAGGCACTGCATATACATTTACAGTTACAGCCTCTACCGTGTATGGAACTGCTACATCTTCTGCATCTAACTCTGTGACTGCTGGTAACAGGCCATCAAACCTAACGGGTCTTACTGCTTCAAACGATAGCGTGGGTGGCACATACAGTGTCAGTGTAGGAAGTTTGACTCTTGGAACGGGGGCAAACACAAACTTCACTTTTACCGCTTCTACTGGTCAAACTATCAGTACAGGCAGCGCCACTCCAAACTATTCGTTCTGGGCGTTGGATCCTCGGGGCACCGCGCGAACATTTACGGCTACAGCGACAAACGCCTACGGTACGTCGCCAGCATCTACTGCGTCTGCGGCAGTAGCAAACGGTTACAGGCCGGGAGCGCCCAGCGCAAGCTGGAGTGATTTCAGTATCGCTGCAGGTAACGCTCAAGTAACAGTTACTTTTGCGCTAGTCTGGCCCAACGGCGGAACCGGAGCACAGACATATACTATTCGCATATATAGAACCAGTGACAGCGCTCTTATTAGTACTAGCAGTGGCAACGCTGCCTCACCGGTCACTGTCACTGGTTTGACAAATGGCACTGAGTACTTTGCCCAAGGTGTTGCTGTAAACGCCTATGGCAGTAGCTTAACTTTCCAGACAGGTAATGCCACTCCTGTTGCTCCTCCGTACTTTCCTCCTTATTTCCCCCCGTACTTTCCTCCTTACTTCCCGCCGTACTTTCCTCCTTATTTCCCCCCATACTTTCCTCCTTACTTCCCGCCGTACTTTCCTCCATTCTTCCCGCCCGGATTTAAGTAAGTTTAATGTACGAAACTGCTGATCCAAGCAATATCGTAGTCTTAGAGAATTTTGTATCGGTAGAGCACTTAAAGCTAGCTCACGAGTATTGCAAGACTATAAAAGACTGGTCGCCAAAGTCTATTGCAGGCACAGACAAAATTAGTCCAGCAACTGCAATGAAAGCGAGTAACCCACACCTTTACTCTATAATGCTTGAGTATTTAGAAAAAGCTCAGATGCTTATAGAGTATAAGTTTGGTAGAAAAGTCGATCCAGCAGTACCTGGAATTAGGCGCTGGGACGTGGGTGATCTGCAAGAACCGCACGCTGATGGAGAAACGTTTGACGGCGTTCCAACTGAAACGTACATGGACGATTACGGATCGATAATGTATCTTAATGACGATTACGAAGGTGGAGAAATTAGATTTCCAGCGTATGACATTACATACAAACCAATCGCCGGTACTTTTATATTTTTTCCGTCAAGTACATACTATGTGCATGAAGTCCTGCCAATTACTTCCGGAGTGCGGTTCACGTCTCCGCACTTTTGGATCCCTGTGAAACATAAAATGCTAGTTAGAATGACAGAAGAGCGCTATGAAAATCAGACCGATATACCACCTACATATACCGAGGACATCTGGGACTGAAATTCTTAGAGAGCTTGAAAAAGTAGAAGCCGTTTGTGCTCAACGCGCAAGCGATCAACGTGGCTTTGCCAAACTTCAAGTGTATGTTCCAGGAGAGTACGAGTTTATTCTTCCTCCAGTTTCAGAACTAGAAAATTATAATTTTTTTAGCGGGCATTTCGCTGCTAATCCGGTGCAAGATTTCGACAATCCTGTTGTGTTTGCGTTAGTGCGGGAGCCTGTTTCCCAATACTTAAGCACCATTACTTATCGGTGTTTACGCGATGGCGTCGTCCCCACGCGGGAGCTTGTCGACAAGCACATCAATAATTACTTTTATAATTTGGATGTTCACGAGCCACTGTTTAATGGTGCGTCGAATACGCAATCAAGATTTATGGTGTCTAGATTCGTAGAAGTGTACGATCCGTACGCTGACGCTACGCGCAGTGTTTTCGAAGACAAAGAACTAGACGTAGACGAAGTCAAAGACTTTGTTGACAACCATATTGTTGGAACACTCGCCTGCCGAAATCAAGTCATTAGCAAAGTAAACGTCTTCATGCTAAAGCAGTTCGGTGTTAAACTTAACTCAAATGCTGCTAAAGTAAACGCTTCTCAACCTATTAAATTCGACCTTACAAATAGTCAGCTTAAAAAGATAAAAGAAAAAACTCAAGTCGACGAAGAAATTTACCAGTACATAAAGATGAAAGAGAATAAAAATGCTAAGCAACTCTAGCAATGCCCCCTGGGATGTCGCACCAGGCCACTTTGGCAACTCACGAGACAACATTATTACTATTGACAATTTTATTGACTTAGACGATCTTAAGATTATTCAAGAGTTTTGCCCAACTATTGACGAGTGGAACAACGAAAAAGAATCTGTCTATGCTGAAGATGGCACATGTCTCTACGACGCAGACTACTGGAACGATCGCCAATGTAGTACTGATATTCTTGAAAGAATCAATCCGCAGGTGTGGCATATTATTGATAAGTACATTGACAAGATGCAGCGCGTGATCGAAGATCACTTTAACTGCAAGGTCAGTAAGCGTCCACCAGTGATTATGAAATGGCGTCCTGGAACTGAACAGCGCCCGCATGCAGACAAACAGCTTAACGATGGCCAGCCAAATGCGTTTCCAAGCTACGATCTCAACTCTCTATTTTACTACAATGATGATTTTGAAGGCGGAGATCTTTTCTATCCAGATCATGATGTTGTAATTAGACCGCAACCAGGTCTGGCTGTCTTACATCCGGGTGATATAAATTATTTGCATGGAGTAACTATGGTCACGAGTGGGTACAGATACACAACTCCTTCGTTTTACACAGTTACATCGTTTAATTAGAAAGAAATACATGAACACTCCAGCAAGCCCAAGCCACATTAGAGTATTTAATGACTTCATAGAACCACAAGATCTTGCAGTGCTTGACGATCTCTGCAGAAACAAGTCAGACGACAAATGGTGGAACGAAAAGAGTGTGCCAACGGAAGACTATATCAACGCCGCGCTTGGCACATATAAAGAACAATGCGCGACTGTTCGCCGCGAGTGGGGTAACCCTAACTTTCACCCTCTACTCAAAAAATACATGATCAAGTTGAAACAAATGATTAGCTACGAAGCGGGGCACCAGCTCGTTCCTATCTTTGACTTTTGTAGAATGGAAACTGCTGTAGGCGGTTTTTGCCCCGGACACACTGATTCAGAAGGAATAGGCCCAACTGGGACAGCGTTCTTGCCAGAATACTCACCGCTGCATGTCTATGAGCCTAATTTAATTGACATGTCAGCAAACATTTACGTCAATAACGATTTTGTAGGTGGCCAGTTGTACTTTGAACAGTACGGAATCACAATCGAACATGTGCCGGGCCAGCTTGTGTGGTTCCCCGGCTCGCATGAGTACATGCACGGGGTGCATGCTATAGAAAGTGGCAGTCCACGTTGGAATATCATCACTCACTTAGCAAGACCAAAGCTGATTGAACTACATAGCAACGCATACAATATGTACTCCGCGCTGACAGATGAGCAAAAAGAAAAATTTCCAGCAGAGTGGAATGTCGACACACATATGCCTCGCGGCGCGCGAGGCAACTACGACTACGATTATGTTCATGAGTAATGCCGCAGATAGGTAACGTCCATAGAGTTCCAAATTTCTTAAATGCTGCTGATGTCAAGGCCGTGCTTGAGTACAGTGCAAAAGACAACGTATTGCAGCAGAGCACATCAAGAGCAATAGTACAAGCTGACTACAATACAGAAATTGCTGATTGGACAAAAGCGTATACTAAGAAAGTAGCTAAAGAAGTCACTGATGTCTTCGGGCTAGACGTTGTAGATACCTGTGGCACGGCACTGCGCAATTGGTATCCTGGAGAAAAGCAAGATCCGCATTCCGACTGTGAGTCAATCTTTTTTGACGATCCAGAAACTGGAAATACTGTAATGACACCGCTAAACAATTTTTCATCGATCTTTATAGAATACGCGGCGCTGACTTACCTCAATGACGACTATGAAGGCGGTGAGATCTATTTTCCAGATTTAGATCTAGAAATAAAGCCAAGCCCGGGAGAACTCATATTTTTTCCTGGAACACAGCATTATGTACACGGAGTTAAAGAAGTTACTTTTGGCAATAGATACGCGTTGATGACGTTTTTTACTACTCCAAAGCTAAAGTACATCTGGAAGACATTTGTGCAAGACCGTTCAGACATGGTAATCATCGATCGCGACGAGCAGCAATCTATGAATTCGTCTGGAGTATTTACACGCCAGAACATGCCAAAATCTATGCTTGCGTATTTTCAGTAAATAAAATGATGAACATAACAAGGCACAACGTAAATATTTACGAAGTAGATGGGCTTGTGACATTAGATGAGCTGTCTTCAATAATGCAGCTTGCGTCAATGATAAACCTTTGGAACTATGACCCAGTGACACGATTTGACGACAAAGGAAGTGTGCTCTATGACGCTGATGCATGGATAGAGACAACTTGTGGTGCGGACATTCTGTTCGACATCAGCCCAATCTCGTATTTAGCTCTTGAAGCCTGTGCAAGGCGCGTAATGCATGAGGCAGAAAAACTATTTGAATGTAGTCTTATTTTTAGAGAGCCGTCTTTAGTGCGGCTCGACGAGCGCTCAAAAGTTAAGCAAGTGCATGCTGATAAAGAAAACATAGACGGCACTCCAAAACTTGGAATGGAGGACTACGACATTTCGGCCGTTATGTACCATAATGAAGACTTTAGAGGAGGCGATTTAGTGTTTCCTCAGCATAATGTGCGCATTTCTCCTACTGCAGGAAAAGTAGCCATATTTCCAGGCGGTGCGACGCATCTTCACTACGTTGATACAATTGAAAAAGGAGCACGCTGGTCGTCTCCGTTATTCTTTAGCATTGTCGGGTGACACGTATGGTGTATGAAATTCAGCGCAATAGACGTACAAAAAACGAAACGCCAATCGGACGTGGAGATTTAGAAGCACAGAATCTAGTGCCAGGATCTGCGAATAACATTATTATCATAGAAGATTTTATTTCTCAAGAGAAAATAAAAGATTGGATGGATCTACTTAGCACTGTTTCGTGGAGTAGAGGAAAATTTTCTAATGACGCTGTCACAAATTACGGAGAAGTAGACAAAAAATTTATGCGCTGCGCAAAAGATCAAGTGACGCGTGCTGTAGATTTAGCAAGTCGCACGTACGGTACTAGACTATGCGTGTACGGTTCTACCTCAGAGTCTGTAAATCTAGGAAGTGTCAATCGATGGGACTCTGGCGACTCGCTAAAACTGCACGCCGACTCTGAAAACGAATCGTGCACAGCGACATTGCGCACCTACGCTGGCCACAGTCTTCCTCCGTTTCTTATTATGTACTCGGCGCTTATATATCTTAATGATGACTATGACGGCGGAGAGATATGCTTTCCACTGCATGACATAGAAATAAAGCCAAAACCAGGCACGCTGATCATGTTCCCCGGCAATTGTATGTATCTACACGAAGTAAAAGAAGTACTTAGTGGCCATCGCTACACGCACAATTTCTTTTTATCTAGCATCAATCTGTCAGAAGTGTACTTAGATATGTTTAGAATGATAAAGAACCAAGATACGAAAGACAGTCATGGACAAGAAAAAGCAACTGACTACTATTGAAAATATGAAACGTGGTGGTTCTGATAGAAACATCATTGTTGTAAAAGACTTTCTTACGCCCAGTGAAGTAAATAGGATTCGCACGGTACTTAGAGAAGACGACTGGCATCCTGGTGCCCCCTCGTCATATGCGAATCCTGACAACATTGCAGACTTTATTGAGCTAGAGAGCATAATTACTGAGATAGAAAGCCTAGCTAGCTACGAATTCGGAGCGAATATCCAGCGCTACGACGACACTGGCAGGTTTAATCGCTGGGAGATCGGCGATCTACTTGAAAGGCACGCTGACTCTACAGCAACACCGCGAGATGGCTCTGTAGACGTCAGCCAATTTTTAGGAAGCGGTATCGCCGCGCCTCCTCCTGTGATTCTTTACTCGTCTGTTGTCTATTTGAACGACGACTACGAGGGCGGTGAATTGTGGTTTCCAAAGCAAAACTACAAGACGAAACCTACGCCAGGGACACTTGTACTTTTTCCAGCAACAAGTCTATACCCACACGAAGTCGCAGAAATTACTAGTGGCAATAGATACACGTATTCTTTATTCTTGTCGGACGCAACAATAATTGACGTATTTCTGCAAGTATTTAAGCTTGCTGAAGCCGCAAACGGAGAAAACAAATAATGCAACACGAATATATCGGTGATCCTAAATTTGGTCTTATTGTCTATAGAAATGCACTACCAAAAGAATTACGTCTAATCGAGCGTCTTGAAGAGACCATTGGAACCAGCACAATGGCACCGTTCATGTGGATGGATGCTCTTGTTGGTGATGCGCAGAAAATGCCGGAGTACCGCGACTGTGTCGACTGCAAAATGGGTCCTACCCACATTCAGCACCTTCCTCCACAGTTTTCTGAAATGAAGAATATCTATAACGACACGGTGGCACGCTTAACAGAGTGCCTCCGCGACTATGAGTCTCGATACAACATTCGTATGGATTTTATGGAAGCAATAAACTACGTGCGGTACGGGACAGGGCAGCACTTTGGTCTACACACTGACCACGGGTTTTCATATAACTGCACTGTGTCATCTGTAATGTATCTGAACGATGACTATGAAGGAGGTGAATTGTGGTTTCCGTTTATTGATGTGGCATTTAAGCCGTCATACGGGGACATAATATTTTTCCCTTCTACATACATCTACGCCCACGCGTCAAAGGCAGTGACAAGCGGGGTCAAGTACGCAGCTGTGACTATGTTTGACTACAATGATAGAACACACAAGCAAGGCTATGGAGAAAACATTGATGGCACTAAAGCAACAGAAGGTGCTGGACTTCCAGTGCACGGTAGTCAGCAAAGCGTTGACGGAAGGTTCTTAGCCTGATGAAAGTGCGCCTTACGAGAAACCATCAGACTGCTCCACGTATTGAGCAGTCTCGCATTAAGCGCGATTGGATGGACGATACGCACAACAAGCACGCGTATCAGTGCCTGCCGATGACTGTTGCTAATGTTATGGGGTGGGAACTTATTCTTGAAGAAGATCTAGTTGTCCAGTGGGACGGCGGAAATAACCCCGTTACTGTAATTAGCGGAGGAGAACAAAACGGACGTCAAGTAGCATTTCCATCCATTATTGGAATTATTTCAATCGGGATGGGATGGACAGTTAATACTGAAGAAGGCTACGCAACATGGCTCACCGGGTCTCCTAACTACTTTATCGATGGCGCTGTCCCACTTGCCGCGGCTATTCCAAGTTCTTGGTGGCCAGACGAAGTACAAATGAACTGGAAGATCACTAAAGTAGGCGAACCAGTTACTTTCCCAGCAGGGTCACCATTTTGCTTCTTTTCGATCTACAAAGAAGACACTATGCCGTCCGTTGAATTTGAAGTGTCGAATCTATGGGACAACTCAGAACTGATTAAGTCTCGCATGAAGTACAGCGATGTCAAAATGAAGAATAATGTTGAAAATCCATGGACATGGACTAAAGGGATCAAGACAGGTTTAGACGCAGATGGCGTACGAATTGGCCCTCAATACGCCGGGCCAGTAAAGCTAAATGCCCCAGAGGTATAAGACATGGCGCTTATACGGCGTATAATTGTAGATAACACCTACCGGTCTCTCTAGCAGCAATAGAAAACACAGAGGAAATATGGACTTTACAACTAAAATGACAGAAGGAGAGCAGCGAGCATTGTACGCTCGTAGTCTTCAGAATTCAGAGCGTCGCCTCATTAACT